AAAACGTATAAAGTAAATGATGTGCCTAAACATGCAAGATTAAAAGGCAAAGTGCATGTGGATATCTTATTTAAGACTAATGCACAGGCTAAGCGGTTTGGTACAAGATACGGAGAAATCACAGTTACTAAGACAATTAAAGTCAAGACAACTGCCGAGGCTTCTACTACTTCTTTAAGTGGCAGCAGCAAAGGTGTGAATATCGCAAACAAAGCATTATCAAAGAAGGGCTGTAAATATGTGTGGGGAGCAACAGGTCCTAACACGTTTGACTGTTCTGGTCTTGTTTGGTGGGCGCATAAAAAATGCGGTATAAACTTTGGAAGGACAAACACAAAAGGATTGTCCAAACTCGGCAAAAACGTATCATATAGCAAAATGAAGATAGGAGATATCATTATATTCTCTTCAAACGGTGCCTATAGTGGCATTCACCACACAGGCATCTATATCGGCAACGGCAAGATGGTTCATGCACCGCACACCGGAAGCACTGTAAGAGTGCAGAATATTACAAGCGGATATTATAGAAGGCAGTTTTACTGTGCAAGGAGGCTATACTAATGCAAGCCAATGGAATTGCTAACTTAGCAGCTTTATTGATGGAGGCAAATGCAAAAGGAGCTTCCAAGAGCGAGTTTATGATTGCAAAGATGTTAGACGATGACTGTATTAGGATAAACGGAATAAAGCTAGACAAGAAAGATTACAAGATTTTAGACACCTTGTATAAACAAAGTGATGAAACTCTAAAGATGGTCAAGAACTTCAAAAAAGGAGATGAGGTTCTTGTCTTTAAACCTAATAACGAAACTATCATCATTATTGGAAAAATTGATTAAAGGAGGTGCTATCTATGGATGAAGAAGATATCTTAGAAGAAACTGATAACACCGAAGAAGAAGATACTGATGTTGTTGAATCTGAGGATCCAGGCACAGTCGAAGCTAGCAGGTTAGCTGATGATGAACAGGAGTATTTTGAATATGCATTAGATAAAGACGGCCATGTCAAAGACTATAAGGTATCTGGTCTTGAAGCAGTTAAAGTGTGGATAACATTGGCACTTCAAATTGCGAGAGAAAGATTTGAATTATTTACCGCGGATTACGGTAATGAAGTAGAGAATTTAATAGGCACAACAAACAGGGATTTGTTTGTAAGCGAGTCTGAAAGAATGATTAGAGAGTGCCTGACGCAAAATAAATACATACAAGGAATCAGAAACTTCTCATGCGAGTTTGAACTGGACAAGGCTGTATGTGCCTTCACTGTTGTCACGGTTTTTGGAGAGGAGGATTTAGATAATGTCGAGATTTGAGGATAATACTTTTGAATCAATTAGAGAACAGATGCTAGCGGATGTGCATACTGATATGGGTATTGATGCACAGGAAGGCTCACTTATCTCTAATGCTATTGCGTTAATAGCAAACAGGCTAGAAGAAGCATATGCTGATTTGGATAGTATTAACGATAACCTGCTAGTAGATACAATGGATAGAGAACATCTTATAGAATCAGGCGCTGAAGTTGGCTTGCCTGTTGACGAAGGCGATTATGCCGTATTGACAGGATATCTTAATATTCCTGTCGAGTTAGGAACTGAATTTAGTGCTACTGATTACGATTTTAACTTTATTGTTATTGAGTCACTAGGACCAGTTACAGTTAATGATGAATTGTATTATAGCTATAACTTCGAATGTGATGATGTTGGCACTGAGCCAAACACATTTACAGGTGATATTGAGCCTGTTGAAGCTATTGATGATTTTGAAACAGGTGTAATTACTGCGTGCGTTGTTCCTGGAATAGATGAAGAAGATACAGAGATATACCGCGCTAGACGTTTGGATTACTTCACTGAAAAAGCGTGCGCAGGAAACAAGAAGTATTATGAAGATGAGATTAAGAATATAGATGGAGTCGGAGCATTAAAGATTGCACGTAGGAAAAAAGATGATGAATATATCAACATCTATATATTGAATAGTGCACTATCTCCTGCATCTGCTGATTTGGTTGAAACAGTACAAAATACTGTAGATCCTGATGCAGGGCAAGGTGACGGTATCGCGCCTATTGGACATAAAGTATTAATTCATAGTGCTAACAGTGTCAATTTAGCCATCACAGCAGCGATTGAATATGATGATGGATATTCTTATGAGGATTTAAAAACACAGCTAGAAGAGGCTTGTAAGAAGTATGTACTGTCTCTGCGTGAAGCGTGGGAGAAATCCACGCAGCTAGTAGTGAGATTGTCTGGCATCGAAAGCTATATCCTTAACGTGCAGGGAGTACTTGATATCTCTAATGTCACTGTTAATGGGCAGACTGAAAACATTAGACTAGAAGAATATGATGTACCTGTATTTGCATCTTATACGGAGGCTTAATTATGGCTGAACTTAGAAAGATTGAAATACCAGAAGTACTTAATGACATTCCAGAAATTAGAGAGATTTACAAATTGTCGGAAAAATTCATGTCAAAGTATATGGATGATGTGCAAGCAGTACATGATGATATCTTTATTTCAACTTCTACTGAATACGGTATTTTTAGACGTGAAAAAATTCTAGGAATCTCTCCAGACGTTAGAGACACATTAGAGTCAAGACGTGCTAGAGTGCTTTTAAAGTGGACTGATGCAACTTCAAAAAATCCATTCACTTTGTTTTGGTTAAAGTCAAAGCTTAATAGTTTTATAGGTGAAGAAAACTATATCTTATCTTTGGACACAGAAAAGGAAAAGATGACATTACAAACATATATCGACACTTTCGGCTTATCAAGCAGACTTGATAAATGGCTTGATACGATTATTCCTTTAAATATTGTCGTAAATTCGCACAACGACATACGTATCACTAATACTACTGAATTATCTTTTGGCGGTGCCAATGTATTAACAGAAATCGTAAATAACAGCGACAATGACATTTACAACATTTCAAAATTAGGCGAAAGCTCAGTAAATGGCGCTACAAGTGTTATTGAATATATTTCAAACAAATAGAAAGGAGATATGAAGAATGGCAAGCTATAAAGCAATCGTTATTACTAAAAAAGGTCAGGCATTAATGAGCAAGATCATGAGCGGATTAAGCGGAGTGAATTTCACAAAAATTAAAGCAAGCTCAGCTTCTTACTCAGATGCATCACTAGAAGGATTAACTTCTCTCGGAAGCGTGCAACAGGAGAGTGCAATTTCAAAAATCGAGAGAATTGCTCCAGCAACAGTACAGCTGCAGGCTGCAATCACTAACAGAACATTAAATACAGGTTACTACGTTAAAACCGTGGGCATCTATGCCACTGATCCTGATGAAGGAGAAATTCTTTATGCTGTAATGAGTGCTGATAACGCAGCATGGATGCCACCGTATAACAACTTGAGCGAATCAAGTGCACAGTTCAACTTATCATTAACAGTTGGTAATGCTGATAATGTATCAGTACAGGTGTCTGGGTCTGCAGTAGTGACTCAAAATGAATTTCAAGAAAGAACATCTGCATTTTTAAGTGTGGAAGCAGATGGCGTTTACATTAATTACACTAAATAATAATAAGGAGGATATTTAAATGGAAGATAAATACAAATTACCGAGTGCTGAACAATTTGATGAATTAAATGCTTCGATTACCGAAATGGGAAATATCATTGCTAAGGCTAATGGTATCAACAACACCAACTCGTGGACTGAATTAGCATCAATGGTTAGATTAGGAAAAGCAAATGGTTATTTCAATTATGGTGATCAAGTTGTAGAAGACTGGGTAGATATTGACAACAACAATCGAGCATATCAGAATCCTTGGGATGTAGCAAAGTTTGATGATTCCATGGAAGCTGAGGACGGTTCAACATTTAAAGGCATGTATTTGAAAATGCATTATGCAATGTTGAAAAGTATTCAATTCTCTCATCAGCGTGCATTCTATGCTGCAGTTGATGGATTAACAGCAGGAACATATAACATCACTTTTGGCGCTGACTGGGGAAAAGCTCAAAACGGAAAGACTTATCAGTTCACATTATCACAGGCAGTAGAAAAAGGCGGTCGCTTAGCTGGGTTCTATGGTATGCCTGATACACAACCAACTACATGGAAAGTATATAACTATGGTGCCGACGGTAAGACATTAAAAGAAACGGTTGATGTAATCGAAGGTTCAGAAGGTACATTCTTAGGAACATTACAGCTTAATGCAAGAGACGGTAACTTAAATTCTATGCAGGAAACTGGCTATGGATGCAATGATTGGGAGATTTCAGCTATGAGACAGTACCTAAATTCCAGAGCTGGCAAAGGGGCATGGTGGCAACCACAGGATAAATGGGATGTTGCTCCTGATCAGTTAAATACTACAAGTGGTTTCTTGTCTGGTGTAAGTGATGACTTCTATAATGCGATGAGAACAGTTAAAGTGAAAACATGGAAAAACAATCCAACGTATAATGGTGCTGAATCATACACATATGACAAAGTGTTCCTACCTTCAAAAGAAGAATTATATTACACTCCTCAAAAATCAGGTGAAGGAACGTATTATCCACTAATGAGAGCTCAGCTAGGATTAGACAGCCCATTAGCTGACTACACTGACTATGCTCCTAACATTACGTATGCGATTGAAAATCATAGTTCTGCACAATTAGTGCGTCTTCGCTCTGCGTATCTCAACCTTGCGCATAATGTGTGGAGTGCGAGCACATCTGGCAATGTCAGCAACAACGGCGCGACTTATGCGTGTCGCTGCACCCCCGTTTGCGTCATCGGGTAATCTAGATAATCCGTCGAACCACGTATCGACGGATTACTGGATGCGGTATAATAAAAATAATAAGGAGGAAACTTTATGGCGGTAAATGTCGGTCAAAGAAATGTACCAGATACTCCACAGAATAGAGGGCTTATCTCTCTTAACAAAGCTCTAAATTTAAGTGTTCACACAATCAAGATATGCTCTAATCCAAAGGTGT